TTCTAGATCATATATGATCTTTGTTTAATATATTTTCATTATGTAAAATTATTTTCTGCGTTTCTATTTGAGAACATAAAATCCTTAAGATCTTAGGATAATTCCGGATTCTTTATATAAAGACTTCTTTACAATTTATTATTTGTGATCATTAACTCTCGGTTATAAAACTCTTAAAAATTTTTTCTTTACTGCGCCTTCGGCGCCACACATAATCTTATCTTTGTTTAATATACCTTGTTTTGTTGATCATTAATCATCTTACTATTATATTTTACATAATCATCTAATTATGTAAAATTATTTTATGCATTCATAACACATAACACATAACACATAACACATATCACATAACACATAACACATAACACATAACACATAACACATAACACATAACACATAACACATACCACCTTCATCTTCCCTTTATTCCCAATATACTTACTCCCCTTCTATCTCTCGTTACCTCGCACATTCCTTCTAGTTCGACTGTTATATCGTTTGAACCGGTTCAAACGATATATCAAGGTCGGGATCAATGCATGACTAATTTTGTGCTATTTTCCGAGTAACTTCACTCTTTTAATTCTTTTTTCATTTTATTAAAATTCTTTGATCTTTCTCCTTTTATATATAAATTTTTATCTGGATTATAATATATCTCTTTCCACCAATTCTTTATTTTATTTAATCCAATAATATATATACTAAATACACAAAGTATGTTCTTTGATAATACAACCTTTACAAAATTATTATCAAATGCAAAATACAATGATGAAATATACCAAAAGTTATTATCTTTATCAAATAATGATTTAATTATTATAAATAATTAAAATAAATTTTATTATTAAACATTCTTCTTAAATAAGGTGATTTAAGAAGAATAATTATAATTATAATGGAATGCACTCAATGTCATAAAAATAAAACAAATAATACAAAATGTATGAATTGTATTATTCAAAATAAAGATCATAAAGATCATAAAATTGAATTACCAAAATGTAATACAAATATTATATACGGATTTGATTATTGCTTATTTTGTTCTAAAAAATAATATAATCGCAAATATAATAACATATATTATACCTATACAAAGTGTAATATTATATCTATTCCTATTATTGATCTCTAAATTACATATTTCAAGAAATGGATCAGAAATATTAAATTGATCTGCTAAAAGCTTATCTTCAAGACTACTCATAAAACAACCATTAAATATTATAAATGATATTAAAACAAATATTATAAATATTATTGCAAAATATTTTAAAAAATTAGATCCAATCATTACAAATAATAAAAGAAAAACAGGACATGACATGTGAAATGCCCTCAAGATATTCCCAATACTTTTATTTGATAACCCTGTTTTATAACACTTGTTTTCAAGATAATTTACAAATGATTCTCTCAACTTATTTCGTGAAAACATCTACTATTTATATTATTATATATAAAGTATAATAATATAACTTGATGAATTATCCTGAAGATCCACTATGGTCCAGCATCAAGATCAACTGGATATTCTATATAACATTATTTATTTGTTTAGGAATTATAAATAAATTTTATGGATCTGGATTTTTAAGATCTACTGTGTCAATTATTCTTTTTGCAATAATCGGATATTTTATTCATTATTTAAGTCATCATGTTAATTTTACACAACGATACACCTCAAATGATAACTATTTCACAAGAAACCCTATATTAAATCCTGTATTTACCTGGATCTGTCGTGTTCTTGATTTCCATAATGATATACACCATAATGGTAAGATCAATAAGAGTAGCAAAAATATTATATACGAATTCCTTAATAACTTTTTTACACAAGGATTAAGTGTTGTATTAATAATACTAATTGGTAGATCACTTGATCTAAAATTCGCTATATTCTGGGGGCTCTTCTATGCAAGCTTTCATAATATTAATTATTGGATAAAACCATGTGAATCACATATGAATCATCACGCAAATAAACATGTTAATTACGGATTAGATACCATTGATATACTTATGGGAACAAAAGATGAAAGTGAAATTGAAAACTATAATAGCGGATCTATAAATATTATTATAATAACTCTTGTATTTATTTGCTTTCATATGCTATTATTCCGCAATATGCAAAGTAATACCTTGTTGAGATAAACACTTAAGATCATGAACTGTTTTTTGTAGATACTGTGTCTGATTTTTATGTAATTCATGTTCAATAATCATTGGATTTTTGATCATATAATTATATGCATACGGCTTTGATTGTAAGAAAGCACCATCTAATATACACAATAATGTATTCTTATGCCATACGTTCTTAAACTCTTCATTCAAATACCATCTCTTTAATATTATCTCATATCTATCTGAATCCAATTTTATCTTATTGTTATTTTGTAAATAATTTTCATAATCCTCTACTTGAATCGGAAACATCTTCTTAAGTTCATGATTTAGATCCTTTAATGGCTTCTTTGAATTGTTTATTTGTGATAAAAATCTATTCATTGTATTCTATATATAAAGAATTATTTATATTAGTTGTTATAATGAATAATGGATTATCTGATATTTTACGTTATCAACTTATGATGAAATTAGGAAATAATGGATCAATGAAATCATTACTTGCTATATATGCTTATGATCAATTCTCCAAATACTCTCCAGCACTTATTGAACATCTTATAAAAAAAATAACAAAAAGTAATGCAAATAAATTCATAGGTAATGCACCTAAAGTTGAACCAGTTGCTAAAATTGAATTGGAGAAATTCTTTGATGAAAAAGCTAAAGTTGATATTAAATCTAAAGTTGATTCCGTACTACACTTCATTACAACTCTATCATATGTTAAATCACTCTATTACAATGGATCCAGAATATACCCAAATTTTAAAGAAGAGATTAAAGTTGATGAATACCTCTATTTCAGACTCGCTAAATTAGAATTTGGTGAAAATGATTTTGTTAGATCCATTAAATTTGAACTCTACACATACGATAAAGACTCTAAATATATTCTCCGTTTCATAGATCAATGTCATGACAGATATCGCCAAAATATGGAAGACGAATTGGGCGAAAAATTATACTTCTTTGATCAAATGAATTTAGGACATAAAACATTACAAGGTGTTCAATACCCACCATATATTATCTACACTAAAAATATATTTCACACAACTAGAACATTTGAAAATATATTCTTTGAACAAAAGAATGATCTTGAAAAAAGGGTTCATTTCTTTATGAATAATAAACAATGGTATGAAAAGAAAGGTATTCCATATACTCTTGGATTGCTTTTACATGGAGATCCAGGAACAGGTAAAACATCTACAATTAAAGCAATTGCGAATATTACTCAGAGACATATTATCAATATTCATTTAAGTGATGTTAAAACAAAAACTCAGATGAAGAATTTATTTTATAATGAAAAATTGGTATGTATGGATCAAACTGATGAATTTAAACAGAAACATGATCATTTCCATATACCAATTGAAAAAAGAATCTATTTAATTGAAGATATTGATGCAATGGATGATAACATTGTTGGTAAAAGAGTATCGGATGAAAATGTATCTGAATTAGGGGGATTTGTGGGGGGATTTTCTGGGTTTAATGATATTGGTGGATCTACATTACCTGTTAGGGAAGAACAGAAAAAGGAAGAAGTTGATGATAAACTTGATCTATCTTTTATTCTTAATCTTATTGATGGAACATTGGAAATTCCTGGGCGAATTCTTATTATTACTACGAATCACCCTGAGAAATTAGATCCTGCATTAATTCGTCCAGGACGAATTGATATGTTTATTAAATTCAAAAAATGTAATAGACAGATTATTAAAGAGATGTATGATAGCTTCTATGATGATGATCTTGATATTGATGTTTTAAAGGATAAAGAAGAATATAAATGGACACCTGCGGAAATAAGTCAGATGTTATTCCAAAATTTCCATAATAAAAATGCATTTATTGATATGTTATAAGAGATTAGTAAGTTAAGGAGATGTGCTTCGGGACACCAGACTCAAACTTAATACTTGAAAAGGATTGGTCATTCTTGATTCTTTTGTTATCACAAAAGATCTTGTAATTAGGATGAGGCAGAACGTTGAGTAGATCCTGAAATGTTTCAACTGTATATTCACCATCATTAAACCGAACAACCTTTTTTACATAAGGTGCATGAAATTCGTCATCAGACATGTCCATTGACCCAATCATTGTTTTTTGTTAATATTAAATGAATAATATTTAATATTATAATAAATCATTTTTATTTCCATGAAATAATAAATGTTAAATAAATCTTATCTCCAAGAACATTTTTAAATATATCCTCTCTTAAAATATATGAATCATCAATATTAATCACTTTATTTTCTAATATTTTTGTATTACAAAATCGTGATCTCTTAATGTAAATAATATTGTATTGAATACTCAACTTTAATGTTGGAAATTCTTCACGGAACGTGGATAAAAATTTATTATTGAAATAATTAATAAAATTCGTTCCTCCACTTGAAGAAAATGCATCTTTATTTGAAATCGTCATTTTCCATTTCCACATACACTCCTTTTCAATTGTAAAATAAATTTCTTTTTCATATCTTCCTTTTTTCGCACTAGATCTACACTCTTTTTCAATAATTTTATTGAGTTTGTTTGTGCGGTTTTCTTCTGTAATAGCTTTAAGTTTTTTTGAAAAATCATCTTCCAATACAATGTCGTTCATAAATTTAAATATTTATGATCATTTGATTATAAATATTTTTTATCATTTTTTATTATATACTCCTATCGGGATTCGAACCCGAGACGCCGGTTTATAAGACCGGAATGATAACCGCTTCAACATAGGAGCGAAAGGATATATATATGTTTTTGAAAAAAAAATAATCATTTTTTTATTAAACCCTTCTCCACAAACAAATTATTATTCATACTTTACAACATCAATATTTGTATCATCTTCATATGTCCAAACATGAATATTATTCATACATTTAATACTCCAATAATCATGAGAAAATATCTCAATATCAATATTACCAAATTCCTTTCTTAATAAATACTTTGATTTTAATAAATATTCACTATAAATAAGATCACTATCTCTATAAATTGTAAGTGTTGTTGGACAATTGATATCTACCAAAATATTTACATAATAATGATGATCTTTATACTCATCTCCTGAAAGAAATATAATATCAGGTGAATGATATATAGTTGTGGAATAAGGTAATGTATAAACCATATCACAATTGATATTATGTAATCCATTATCTAATATATGAAGATCAATACCATTTCCTTGTTGAATTTTATTATCTAAAACATATGATCCATTATACATAATCAATGCAAGAAGTGTATTTGTAATTCTTAATAACATTTTTAATTAATTATTTAATTAAAAATACTTTATATTAAATTATTTATTCATTTTTATTTCTTAGATACAGGTTTATAGGTCTTTTTAGCTTCGGCGATAACCTTCATTAGATCAACCTTTCCAGCCTTCTTTGCTTTTTCAATATAAGGTTTTAAATGTTTACCCCAAGCACTTTGATTTGGTTTCCCCTTATCACTTCGTGGCTTCTTTTTTGTTCCATCTTTCTTTAATTTTCTACCAGCACTCTGTTTAATTGGCATTTAATTTATATTAAGATTATTATCTAAATGTTCAATAATTAAATTTTTGTAAAAATCTAATGATTTTAACTCAATATCCTTCTTCTTCGCAGCATCATCCCATTTCCGTAACATACAATATTCCTTGTATAATGGATCTTCCATATATTTTTCTATCTCCTCTTCTGTTAAATAACCTCCTTGAAGCTTAAATGTCTCCTTACTCGCATTTGATAAAGTATCATAATAATCAGGATTTGTTGAACAAAGAAATCTCTTAGCAGAAACATGATTTTCAACCATTTTACAAATCTTATCACTAAACCCTTTCTCCAATAAATACTTTGCTCCAATAAACTCATGATCCACAATACCATAACCATTCATTGATTCATTATCTAAGAAATGCCCGATATCATGCAAAAATCCAGCTAAAATATGCTCTGGATCACCTGTTTCTTGTTCAGCATTCATACCACATTGGATCATATGTGATATTTGTGAAATATCTTCACCAATATAATCTTCAGATCCATGTTTAATATACATTGAAATTATTTCATCTGCAATTAAACTCATTATACTAAATTATTGAATATTTTTTATACCGATTTTTTTATAAAAAAAATGAATTTTTTTATTTTATAAATCATAATAAAGATAATTTAACAAAACAAAGCAATAATGTCTAGCGTACGTACTTATCACAGGATCTCTTTCACTCAAAATGGAGTGTTGGAAACAATTAAGAGTAATACAGATGAATTAGAACAAATTGGTATTTTCAAAGATGGTATGCTTGATGATTATGGTGATGATGAAGCATTTAACTTTGATTCATCATTTACAACATTAGAATGTCCTGAAAATGGACCTGCTATTTTGGAACGTATCCTTAGCATGAATAAAGTATTTGTTGAAAATGGATTTTTTGATTCTCCACTTTGGAATGATAAGTGGAAGTATGGAAAGCGCTTTTATGACGTTGTTGGAGATTCATCAAATGATGATGAAGAATGCATCTGTTATGAAGAATTCAAAGATGCAGATGATCTTTCTGATGAAGATTTTAAGTACAAATACGGAAAGGAAAAGAAAAATGGAAAGATCTTCATTGGATGGGAACCTGTTAAGGAAGACTTCCCTGATTGGGTCCATGAACACATGTTGTGGAAATTACCTGAAGGAAAAACTGACACACGAGGCGATGGTTTTGATTATCACTCAGAATACAGTAAAGAAGGATGCTCACCAATGTGGGATATGTTTAATTACTTAACCGGGTATCTTAACTCCGGTGAAAGTTGCGGAATTGGCTTGATCATGGAAGCATACCTTGCATACATTCTTCATACAGTTGAGAAAGAGGTAGATATTACTGGTATCACTGATGAAAATGAGAAGAACAAAAAGATTGCAGAATATGATGCAAAAGTATTTGCATATCCATATATTGAACGTAAGTATCAAGATGAAGTGGAAGAAGATAAGGATTTGGATTTAGATGGCACCGAAGGTGGTGTTGTTGAATCTAAGGAAGATGCTTAACTTTTACGTTTTTTAATTATAATTTCACCTGAATCCAATTTTTTAAGGATATCTTCCATGCTTTTCCTCTCTTTTGAGATAACCTCAAATAATATTTTATAATCACCGATTTTCCTGTATTTTAAATTACCTGAATCATCATTATAATAAAAACCTTTTCCATCTTTTTTAATAGCAACTATATTTATATTACTCAAATCATACACCTTTGAACCATTTACAATAAATATATTACAATTTGTATTGTATTGATCCTTTGTTTCTTCTGAATATAATACTGTAAATTCAAGCTGTTTCCTAATAATAGGATCTTCTATTTGTGATAAGATTTCCTCCATATAATATATTAGATTCTAATATATTATCTTTATTACGTGTCATATTATACATCCATATTGTTAAAAACCTTCCTCCACTCAACTCCCTCGGATCATGACACTTATCCTGAAATAATCTAATATTATGATATCCTGAATCCATAATTATCACATGGAAATTATTATTTAGATCCATAATTCCACCATCTATGTATAAAATACCTCCTCCATACACAATGTTTAATTCATGTTTAGCATATTCATAATAAGAAATCTGCTCAGAATATCCATTACATACCTTATTCATTGTCTCACTATAATAAATATTTGTTATGGGAAATGATTGTATATCATACGCATTTGTACTATAAGTACCTTGATTTGTAAATGAAAATCCTGATACCGTATTTCCAATTGATGAATGAAACATCTGACTACTTATTGTTAAATTATTTACGTACCAAAATAACACGATCTTGGGAATATATAGAGTAAAAATCATCGTTTTTATCTTCCTTCTCTTTTCCGCTTTTTTAAAATCAATTTTTTCTTATTCTTCCTCAAAAATGACCAATAATATAAATGCTTCCTGAAATAATATACATATATAGCATACGCAATACTCCTCTTTAACTCTGTTTTATCAAATCTCTGAAATAAACCCATTATCTTCATCCGAATATACAATCTATACCACCAATAATAAGTAATCTTATCAAGAGGAATAAATAAAGGTAATAAAATCCCTTTATCTTTACATGTTGTTGGAATAGTTATTCCATAATCACGATTAACAATGTTTTCCGAAGATAATAATTTATTAAATCTCTTTAATAATAAAAAACTATTAGATCCTAATGTTCTAATATCTTCAATTGAGATAACAATATCCTCAATCTTTGATACCGATAATCCATACTTCTCTAATGTACCCCAATCCATGAAAACACCGCGATATTTTAAGATCTTCTCCCTATTTTCAACCACCTTTTTACATATATCCTCAATATTATATAATTTCTTCATAATATTAAACATATTCTTGAAATCATTACTCTGTAAGCATTTATTAAAAAATAATTCTTCTTCTTGATTAATAAACTCCATTCATTTCCTTTATTATATTATTTTTATACTTATTTTTTTGTATATCTCATTTCATCTTCCTCTTCATCCGGTTTTCCTTTTCCATTAAGCCAAAGATCTTCAATATTTATAGATAAATGACTCCACATATTAATTAATGTGTCTAAGAAAAATTTAGATTCCAATGAATAATTATTATTGTTCAATTCAGTATTAATAAAACCATTGCTCTTAATGATCAAAGCCTTTTTAGTTCCTCTATGAACAATTGATGCCCTACAACAATACTCTAAAACAGGTTCTACCACCTTTTTAGTAGGATTCATCAAAATATTCACCAAAAACTTAATCTGTGTATGCGATAAAGATGGATAACTAATAACTAATACATTGTACCGTGGTGATGCTAATTCACCAAACCCAATCTCCTTTGATAGATCACAAAAATACTCAATATCATGTTCCCTTACAATAGGTTCCTCATAATGTTCCTCATTGAATAACTCCTTCAAACTATGAACAGAACCATCCTTTTTAATTGTCATCTTAATTTGATCTTCCATCATTGATGTTTTTAATTTTATTTATAATTTATAAATAAAATTAATCATTTTTTTATAGATTCTCAATAAAATAAATAAATAAAAATATTATCATAAATACTAAACTCTTTACCAAATACTTTTTATTACTCATATCTTTATTACGAGGAGAAGGTGGTAAAGGTATCCTCAATTCCCACTTCGTATCCACAAATGATTCTATAATTAAATCAGATGCATTTCTATACATATCCTCACTAAAATTATCTTCATAATTCTGTATAGGATATGATAATTGAACAGCATTCATAGATCTATGATTTTGATAAATATATTGCAATAAATATCCACCCATAAATAACTCATTCCTACTATTTTCAAAAAAATAATTTGAAAGTATCTTATTTTTATCAAATGTTAAACCACATAAAGTACCTATCTGAATCAATGATCTATAGGAACTGGATCTATATTTATGTATATCCAATATAATACCATCTTTATGTTTATGAGAAAACCTGTTTATTAGATCATAAAAATAAGAATATGTATTAAATACTTTTGATGTAGCATATCTCATCAACTCATCACTTGATCCATCCGTACATATATGAATAGGATTCATATCCACAATAAGTAATGATGGACTCAAATTATGATCGTTCATTCTGTTAAATAAATATTCACCAATTCTCTTTGTATTATGCTCTCTTTTACTATTTTTACGACGAGGTAAATAATGATATTTATTATCACCATCATTCTGAACAACAATCAAAATATTATCTGAACCATCGTAATATGTAATATCATCCTTTTCAATCATATTCTGCTTAATCATTTATCTATTCATTAAAATATTAAAAATCATTTTATATAGACCAATACTTCTTTAATGTCTGTGCTGTAATTTTATATCCCTCCTTCCTTAAACACTCCAATATATACTTCATTGGTACTGTATTCACCATCTTCTTATATTTATTAAACACCTCAATATCCTTCTCCCCATATTTTTGTCTCTTCCTCTTTTCAGCAACCCTCTCCCACTTTAATTCCCTCCCACTTGTTGTCTCAGAATATCCCCCAATTCTTAACACACCATTATGAACATCATTATGATCCTTCTTACAAAGAACAACCAAATTCGCTAATATGTTTTTATCTACATGATCATATAAACCATATTCATTACATGTAGCCTGCTCCTTAATATGATGAACATCCAAATTATCCTTTACACCACATATCTGACACTCATTAACATATAAACTACTATTATATTTTGATGTCTTTGTACTAAGAATCTCCTCTTTCTCACCCATCAATCTCTTCCTGATCTTCTCAGCATTACTAATAAACTTATCATTGTTAATAATATATTTCGCCACTTCTAAACCATATACTGATTCACCCTGTCCATCCTTCAATCTCCTCCCATATACAATCCTGTTATCCTCAATACTAACACTCAAATGTTTAATATTAATACTTTCACCTAAATCCTTTATACAATCCAACTTCGGAATCTGATGCAAATGTGTTGCAAATACAAACTTTACACCCTTCTCCACAAAATGCATCAAAGATGACGCAACTATTGATACAGCTGATATATACTCAGTTCCCTTACATACCTCATCTCCTAATACAAGGGAACGACTATCTCCATACTTAATTAATCCACGTAGATCATTCATTTCAACTGCAAATGATGAATATCCTTTGAAAATATTATCTGATCCACTAATTCTTGTAAAAATTGTTTTAAATGGATAATAATGAAATTCCTTCGCAGGTACATACATCCCCATCTGTGCAAGAATAATACAACATCCAACACTTTTCGCCATACTACTCTTACCAGATCCATTAATACCATATAATAATGTTCCTAAACCCTTCTCATGATCAAGTGAAATGTCATTCGTAATATACTCATACTCATTCAAAATTCTCTCAATAATCGGATGTCTGATCTCCCTAACATCAATATAACTCTTTCCATCATATAGATCATTAATTACAGGCTTACAATATCCATAACTATTAATACACTTAATATTTGAAATCAATAAATCAACATCCGCTATTATTAACGCTATTTCTAATAATGAATCCACATACTTATTACTTAATTCTAATATACTATTCATGTATTTCTCATATAATAATTTTGATAACTCCTCTCCATATACCCTAATATTACTATTTATCTCTGATAACCTGCTTGATCCAATACTACAATAATTAGATTTACCACGCTTCACACTAAATGTAAATTCAGAATTATGATTTGAATTTAATTTCTTTTTTAAAATATTTGAACGTATAACTGTTGTTCTTAAATAATATCCCTCTGTTGTTGTATATTTTAATTCAATATTATCACCATCTTTAAGTAGAGATGAAAGATGATCTTTAATCTCGGTTATTTTTTCAAATTGTTGATCATATTTATTCTGTAAATCATCAACATCTTTATAAATACCTTCTTTAAAGAATGATTTTTTCATATTAACCAGATTCGCATTTAACATATCTTCTCTTTTAAATGTGTTGTTGTATTCTTCAATAAACTCGGATAATTTATCTATTTTTTTGTGATCAAACTCATAAGATTCCATCTCTTTAAGATGTTCCATAATATTTAAACAACTTTCAAAACTATCCATATTTAAAGCAAATGAATTGGGTGCAAGTCTTCCGAGACTCATTTTCCTCAATAATCTTTCAATATCTACAATATTTCTTAATTCTGAAATAATTAATGAACAATCCTTCTCAATTATTCTCTCAATTTTTTCATACCGTTTTTCTAATTCTTTATGATCTATAATAGGATTCAATAATCTATCCTTTAATAATCTTTTTCCCATTGCTGTATGACATTTATTTAAAACATCAAATAATGATCTGATATGAGTATTCTCATCATATTTCTGTTTAAAATCTATAATATCTAATTGATAAAGTGTATCATGTGTAAGAAGAAGATGTTCCGATTCTTTCCAAATTATCGGTTTTTCAATACCATCAATGATCTTTAGATCATGCTCATACGAAAATTGCAAAAGAATAATATAAGATACAATCCCAAGTGGATACATATTAAGATCAAGATACTCAATCGGCGAAATTAACCCACTGTATTTAAATATCTTCTTGAAAAACTCATTCTGATATGAAAGCTTGAAATATTCCTTCTCCACTTTATCACAATATAAATGATACAAAATATCCTTATCCTCAATAATTGATTCCACATCTTTAATAAAATCAGAACTACAATTCCTAGTATTTAATATAATCTCTTTAACATTGTTTGATTCAATAAATCGGAATAATTCCTCGCAAATTACAGTAAGATCCTCACCGCCATACTCATAAATACAACTTTTACCTGTTGAAAGATCAATCATTGAAAATGCAATTAAATAAGATCCACTAATTTCCTCTAAATAAATTGATACTAAATTATTACTCTTATAATCAAGATCCTCTATATATGTTCCTGGACTTATAATTTGTGTAATCTCCCTTTTTGGATTTGGTGGTGGTGATGTTTGTTCAATCTTAATCACTGTATAACCATACTTAATAAGTATCTCAATAAATCTTTTCACCGCATGATTCGGAAAACCCACCATATCATATACAAAATCAGAACAAACCTTCTTCGCCTTCTGAATATTTAATACATCCGAAATTTCAACCGCATTTCCATAATATTTACCTTTGTATTCTGTTCCATATACTTCAAAAAAACTTCCACATTCCATTAGGATAACAGTTTTCTTACCAAACTGTTTGACTTTATCTGAAAAAGTCTCAAAATAATATTTATACATTGAAGTCATAAATTCTGTCATTGATCTATTAATATTATTAAAATAACTTTTATATTATAATTTATATGTATATGTTTATAATATAAAAATAAAATCTTTATATATTAATTTAGAATGACTTTTTTATTATCTTAAATGGAAAGACGGAGAAGATTACAATCACTTCAATGAATTGTTGATAGAATCTTAATTTATCAAATAAATAATTTTAATTATTTAATTAAAATTATATTTTTTTATCTTAATTACCACCAAATAACTCTGCTTGTGTAAAATCATTAAATCCATCACCCTCATTTTCAGTCCCTTGTGGCATCTCTCCATAATCATCACCCACTTCCATCACATCTAACCCCTCTTTCATCTGGAACATATTGAAATTATCTTCATACTCTTCTTTCTCAATCTCCATCTCCTTCTCATACTCCTCTTTAAATGTCTCTATCTCATTCTCTGTAGCATCTGATCCCAACTTCTCTTTAGCCTTCTCAATAATAGCCTCCTCCTTATCCTTCATCGCCTTCTCTGCATCAAATACAGTTTCTGGACCAGGTGGCATAAAATTATATTCATCAATATTCTCAAGATTAAGTGTTGTTTTGATCATACTCTTCTCTGCATCGGTCATTTTATCAGCTTCCTTTTCAATCTTACATCTCTTATCATAATAAAGTCTATTTATAATTTTCTGATATTCCCTCTTATCAATATCCACTAACATCATCTCCTCATTAATCATATCCAAGATCTTCACAATAAATGTTGCTATTGAAGAATAAATCTTGAAATTCTCTTTATCATTTCCTTTGAAATCAATCTGGAAAAAACTATTCAACTGGATCAATAAAATATAGATCAACATATTGGAAGCATATGTAAATGAAAATGGGGTTTCCTTTAAGATCTTTGTTTTCTTATAATTATAAACAGGTGAAGCACCATTAATTGAATTAATCTCCTCAATTGTATAATCAAATTTAAGCTTCTTAAATATTTCTTCACATGCTGTTTCATTAAAATAAGATAACTCCTGTGATTTATCATAAATCTTCTTCTGTAATTCAATCTCAGTATCAGCATCCATCCCTTCAAATTTTATTTTTTGTTGTTTATTAAAATGTTTGTTTGCTAATACTGATATATAATATCTGAAATAATTATTTATATAATTCTTAATATTTGTAACCCTATTTTTCTGAATATCCTCATATAATATTTTCTCATTTACTGTATATTCCTTCGTATCCTTAATATTCTCCATCATATTATCTAATTCATTCTTTGTTAATCCAAGATTCTTTAAAATCTCCAAATATTTATCATAAAAATCCCCATCTTGACTCTTATTAAGCAACTTGGATAGCTTATTCACAAATTGAATCATAAATTCCTCGTAATTCTCTGAACATTCATGTTGTACTTTATCAAAATCTTGGAAATTTGTATTCGTAACACCCTCAATAACCTTCTTTGCAGTTAATCTCTGAATATCATCCATAAGTGCATAATAATCATTTGCATTATACTTTGTATTCCTAATTTTATCAACAGTTTCAGTACATCTTATACACTTACCCTCTTTATTAAAAATATGAAGATAACCACGTGATATACCAACCGAACAATAAGTAATAAACTTTTGTAAAATCAAAGGATTTGTAAGTTTTAGATCACAATTTGTATCATCATTTGATGTAAGATACTGCTTATCAGAACTTTCAACATTAAACGTAAAACTACCCTTTTTCAAAAACAACCCATTATATCTTTCAATTTCACCTAATTTCTTTCTTAACTCACCAATATTTGAATCTTTATCATAAAACTCATATGTTTCTTGATCCGCAAGTGTTGCACAACAAGATCCCATTGCAACAGATTCAATTTCCGGATTCATCATATCAAATTCTGAAGCAACCACAATGTTATATATCTCTCTCATTAATTTCCTCTGTAAATATGCACGATGTTCAATATAATTTTCATAAAATTCGGTACTATCTTTACTCTCCTTAACCTGCTTAATAAAATCTTCTTCAATCTTAATATCTTTTCCAAAATCCATTTTCTCATTTTCACCCAAATCCTCAGCAATCTTCACAACCTTTTGTTTAACACTCTTATTAATCATTTTTCTTTGGAAAAGATTACTAATTTCGGGGGATTCCATAAATTTATTATAAAAATATGATATCTGTTCCATTGCGTATTTTTCAGATACTGGTTTTATTCTTTCAATATCAAGTTCAGTCTTATAAACATCTGTTAATATACCCATCTTTCTAAGAACACAACTCATAAATTCAATACCATTTGATCCATGATATCCATTAAAACTACATGGAACTTTTATTTTTCCAATAATATATTCGGGAATTGCAGTTTGAAGTAAAATAAGAATACGTGATCCAAGAGTCATATTTAATCTATTTTTGTAATTCATCTGATATCTTTTGTATGCATCCCTAAAATATCCATGTTTCTCAAGTTGATTTATCTTTTCAAGACTAAATCCACGTTTCTCTTTCAATCTTAAGATCTCTATCTTTTTATATCTTATCGGTGAATTAATCTCTTTTGTGTTTAAAATCGTATCTCTAATTACTGTTAATATATCATTTACACGAAAGCCAACCCCTATCTTATCACCAATATTATTCACTGTCTCACATAATTTATATGCATTCTCCAATCTATCCGATGATATTCCAAATCCAAGAATCCTCTTCTTAAAAAGTGGATCTCTACAATTTAATCTCCCATATTGATCAGTCTGTAATGTTTCCTCTCTCATTATAAACTCAGTATCAACAACTCTCTCTTCAAGAATATCTCTCTCAATTCTTCTTTCACCCTGTTGATTTAAACCACCACTCTCATCATAATCAACTTCGTTCAATTCACTACCACATATTTTACATGTTTTTGATCCAATTGCTGAATAACCATCATCTCCAAATTTAGAAAGCATTTCTTGATACAATTCACCCTGTTTTATTGGATCCGCTGTATTTTGCGAAAGTGTAAGCAAGTAATAATGAGAACAGAGCATCTTCTCAGAATATTTTTTAGAATAAATGAAATCATTAATAATTATACCATCCTGTTCAATTAATTTATAGATCAAATATGATCTTAACTCTGCATTCTCAACCTTCCTGATCTTGTCGAGAATAATTGATGAACTTGTTTTTGTTGGAAGTTTGGATTCTGTATCTTCAACTACTTTCTTTTCTTCCTCACTCTCAAATCTACCTAATTCACTTTCTTTCAATAAAGATTCATAAAACTTTGTTTTATAAGTACTTCCTTTGTATTGATCAAGAGATTCAATATATTTTTCAAGATTATCGCGTTTTTTCTCGAGTTTAAGTAATTTTGTAGGTTGGCATTTATCTTCATATACACAAAGTATATTATCTAGATTAATTTTATCAAAATCAATTGATCCAAAATCACACATCTGTTTAATTGATTCAAATGATGTTTCACCCTTTTCTTTCCACCCATCTTTCTCCCAAATAAAGATTTTACCATCATCTTTTGTTAATACACGTATTCCCTCTTTATCAGCACCACGAATTATTGCTAGATCTCCATTCTCATATTTATCTGGATCATCTTCAAGATCTTTAATAGAACGATAACTCTTTTTATAAATTGAACACTCTTTCTCTTCTTTAAAATAACTTTTAGCAATTTTTTCATCTTTAATTTTTTTACTTATCACTTCTAAATCTTTCTCAATTTCATTTTTGATTTTTTTAATATCATCCTTCTTATCAAGATCAAGAGACACAAAAATATAATATATAATTCCATTATCATTCTGATTATTAATCCATTGAGATCTTGTAATATTATTGTCATTACTCTTTCCAAAATATGGATATATTCCATATAACTTCTCAATTGTCTTATTTTTAAAATATTTATCACTAAATAATAAATTAATTTTTTCTTGATCTACTTTTTTTGATCCATTGTTTTTGGATCCATCGTTTTTAATATCATTTTCAATATCTTTAATTTTATTAGATAATTCTTTAATAATAACTAAATAACTTTCATAATCAATTTGATCCAATAAAAATCCATATTTATTTTCTAAATAATTATTTATCTTCATTAAATCCGATTTTTCACGAATAACATCTAATTCATTTTTAATAATTGATAGATAATCCGGAATTACTGTATTCACTATCTTTTTATATTCCTCGAAATTCAACTCTTTTTCATTAAAAAGATAGATCACTGTATCTTTACTTGTCCATATCTTTTTATGATCTATTGTTTTACTTCCCTCTTTAATTATTACATCGTCATTTTTAACAACAACATTATATATTTTTGCATCAATTAATAGATTTGTAAATATATATCCACTATCTGACGATTCTTTTATTAATTTAGATCCTTTAATATTTATTAACAGCGTATCTTTATCAATTACACTAATATTCTTATATAACCCATCAATTGAAGGAATACACGTTGTTTCATTTAAATAAATCGTTACAGTCTTATCTTTCGGATCTATTTGATGATTTGGAATTGTTAATTTAATCTCTCTATTTTTACCCGTATTTTCAATTTTAGAGATCTTGCTTAATTTCCCGAATTTAGATTCCGTAATTATAGGCTCTCCTTTCAAATTAATTCTCTCTGAACCACTGTAATTAATATATAATCCAACAACAGAAATATTCTGACCTTTAATAATAACTTGTTTAAGACATTCTTTCTGTTTTGTATATTGATTTACAACTTCGTGATAAAAATTAAATTCACCAATGACTTTATGATCTTTCCAATGTGATGTTAAAAGATTATAATAACGAAGTACCTTTTGATATATAGGACTTTTTGTATTATATCCGAGTTTATTATGATCAATTGGATAAGCATTAAATAAATTAGCAATTTCTTGGTAATATGTATTATATTTTATTTCACCACTATAAAATTTATTATCAAGTTCCTTTAATTCACGAAGTTGATCATCCTGATTTTCAATCAAATATCCATTCTTATCACCAAATAATTTACCTTCAATCGATTCTTGAACTACATCATTATTCTCACTGTCTTTAACTTGGTATATTTTTTGTTTATCAAGAACAATTGGATAAACAGATTTAATGAAACAATTTTTTAATATTTGATCACGAATTGCATTATAATCAGATCCTTTATTATATAATTCAATCCCCTTGTTTTTTAATTCAATAATTGTATTTACTTTTTTTAATATCAATTCTTGAAAATATACACTATTCTGCTTATCAATATCTAACTCTGATAAAAACTCATTCTGAAGTACCTGTTCATAAATATTATCTGTATAATCTCTTTCATATTCTGGAATATCCTCTTTATCAACAACTGTTATCTCCGTATTCTCTTCATCAAATAGATCAATTGTTTCTGTATTTGAATTATATATTATATTCTCTGAATTATCTTCTTCTTCTTCTTCTTCTTCTTCTTCTTCCTCTTCCTCTTCTTCTTCCTGATCTTCTTCTTGATCTACTTGTTCTTCAATATCATTTTCATTTTCAGAATTATTACCAAGATCAATTGATTCAGTGTTAGAATCAAATTCTATAATTTTTTCATCATTATTTGACATATGTATAAATATAATTAAGATTTTATCTATATGAAATGAAACAAATATTTGATATAAAGACTATTTCATTATATTAAATAATGGAGCTTATTGAAAAATTATCATCATTTAACACTTTTGAAGAATTAAAAAGTGGTTTATTAGAATATTTTATTTATGTAAAAGAGTGGGAATATTGTCCTGATTTATATTTATTAACATATGATAAGGAAAAATCTGATTTTACAATTCCCTTTGTGAGACAATGCCGAGGTATTGTATTAGAAAAGAAAACAAATAAGATTGTGTGTTATACATTTAACAAAGGTTTGGATTTCTCATTTGATGATTATGATTTATCAGATGAAAACTTGAAATTAAATGGAGTAAATTGGGAAAATAGTCGTGTTGAAAGATCTGTTGATGGAACACAAATTAGACTATTTTATTATAATGATAAATGGAATTTTGCTACTACAAGATGCGTAGATGCATATCGTGCATTTTGGTCATCTTCTTCATCATTCGGACAACTCTTCACAGAAGCAGCGGAAACAGTTGGACTTGATTATGAGCGATTAGATAAGAATTGTTGTTATTCATTTGTATTATGTCATCCAATGAATCGTATTGTTAAGAAGTATGAGACTCCTTCACTTGTGCATGTATTAACACGTAATATGACAACATTTGAAGAAGTATTTGATGATGTTGGTGTTCCTCATCCAGAATATTTTGAGGGAGAAACACCATATTCATTATTAAATAGGGCATATAATGATACAACATTAGAAGAGGGATATATTGTTTTTGATCGTGATAGTGGATTACGAATGAAGATTATTACACGTGTATATGAGTCGGTGAAGTTGCTTCTTGGAAATGGGAATAATATGTTTTACCGATTTTTGGAATTACGTCAGAGTCAATTATTAAATGATTTTTATAATTTCTATCCTGAATGGAAAGCTCAATTTGCTCAATATGAGCTGAATATTTTTAACATGATTAAGGATATTCATCGTCATTATATGAATCGTTTTATTTATAAAAACGGGGATGCACCTTGGTATTACCGACCACATTTATATAAACTTCATGGTATTTTCTTATCAACACATAATAAGACAACATTGAATACAATTTTACATTATGTAAATGGAATGCATCCATCTCAACTATGTTTCTTATATAATCGTGCATTTTCAATTGTTCAGTAAAAACTATAAAAACTATAAAAACTATAAAAACTATAAAAACTATAAAAATAAATTTATTAAATAATAATATATTTATTTTTACAAAAACTTAAATCCATATAAATTATGTGGTTCATAATAACCAACACCGAATTCCTTGAGATCTTTCTCGTAGAAGTCTATTTTATCAACTAAATTTGGTGTTATTGTTGTAAATGATTCATGAAATACAGAATGATCAAGACAAAATAGAAGAATAAATGCGAACATGAGCAATAAAATAAGAAATATAATTCCAAGTTTCATTGTTATTATTTTATATTGAGAAAATATATATAGTATTATAATATATGAGTACTTTACCTATTGATTTATATAAAAAAAATCTTAGTCAGGAAGTAAAAGAAGATAGAATTGAAACAATGAGTGGTGCAAGATCACAAGATATTATTCATCATCTTAATGTTTCTTATACAGAAGAACGCAATGATAATATCCAAACAATCAATAATACCAACAAATTAATTCAAACAAGCAATAAAATTATTAATGATAATAATAAAGAAGTCGCCAATAAAGATCGTACAATCTATATTCTCGCAAACTTATTACTCATGATCCTCCTTATTGTAGTCATATTTCTCTGTAATAGATTAGCAATTATTTCTTCACGTAATGCACAAATTTTAATTGGAATCTCTCTCTTTTTATATGTGTTTAAGATCTTCCATAAATACTATTGGAATACAGCTCTTTCTGAAAGTACTGCTCTTAAAAGATTCACTGAACAAACAATGGATGCGGTTGGAATAGCAACTCGTGATAATATATTCCCATCCTGGTCATATAAATGTCCAAGTGATTGCAAACCTAAACAGAGTAAGATGAAATCAGGACCAAGTGGTAGATCTGATTTTAGTAGTGTAAATGATTTGAAAACAGATAGTGATGAAAACGTGTGGATCAAAGATGATCCAAATCCTGCTCAATACATATGTGAAGATGAGGATGGTAATCAAATAACAACTACTATTCCTTGTGGTGAATATGTAAAAGAGTATAAACAAGTAGCTGTTAAATATTAAATAATAATATTTATTAATATTAGATATGAATAATTATTCAACAAAAGAAGATCAAAATACAATGGATTCTTTAGATAAAGAACTTAATGGTAAATTGATTTCTATGTCAAATGGATATAACACTGATAAATTAAGAAGACAGATGGAATTAAATCCAAGAACATTCCGTCTTGCAAATGAATATATTTCACGACAAAATAAAAAACTTCAAAGTGAAATATCTAAATTAATTGGTATCCAAAATAGAATAACAACCCAAGATCGTGCTATTAAACAAATTAATGATCATACCAATAGAGAAAATATCATTCAACGAACACTTCTTTACTTTATTGTTATATTACCCATTATTGGTGGTTGTATTCTCGCACATTATTCTGGGAATATGACTATGAGAACATTATTAACAATATCTTTAATTGTATTTGGTTTATATGGATCATATGTTTGGTATATTATTCGTGCTACTCGTGATCCAAGCTGGAAAAAAGATGCTTTACAAAAAAGAGTAATTGATGATCTCAAAGGTGTGGGCGATTATATATATAAAGAAGGACGAAAACTTGAATCAAAATATGTAGATGAAAATTGTGACTGTCCTAAGAAAAATGGAGGTGGTGGAAAACAGGATACAATGGGTATTGGACCAGGTGCAATGAGTTATGATAGAGGTGCGGGTTATTACTATAATGATGGATCAGCACCCAATCAAATAATCGGTTCTCCCGAAGAACATATGAATTATGAAATTGATTGGATTACAAGTGAAAATAATCGGGGTGGTTTTCCTGATCCAACGAAACATTATTAATTTAGATATTTTCTAATAATTTTTATTTACAATTAAATAAAAATTATATTTTTTATATTTTTTTATATTTTTTTTATATTTTTTTTAATTTATATTTTATTATCATACTTTAATCAACCTCCTCAACAGTTGGACCTTGTCCAGGTTCTTGTTGTGGCATCGCACTCTGTGTTTCCTGTTGAACCTGTTCCGTAACTCTCTTCATAATAGGATTAAATACAGACTCTAACTCATTACGCTTTCCCTCATACTCCTCAACACTTGCATCCAAATTCGCATCACTCCATGAAATCGTCTCATCCACCGCATTCTCAATCTGTGTCTTCTCATCTTCACTCAACTTTGAAGCTAAATTCTCATCGGATACACTATTCTTCACACTGTATGCATAATTCTCCAATCCATTTCTAGCCTCAATCTTCTTACGACGCATCTCATCCTCATCCTTATACTTCTCAGCATCCGCAATAATCTTATCAATCTCCTCAGAACTAAGTCTTCCAGCCTCATTCGTAATCGTCACATTCTGTTCCTTCCCACTCGTTAGCTCCTTCGCAGTAACACTAAGAATACCACTTGCATCAATCGCAAATGTAACCTCAACCTTCGGCTGACCACGAGGCATCGGTGGAATTCCATCAAGTGTAAATTCTCCCAACTTGTTATTATCCTTCGTCATTGCACGCTCTCCCTCATATACCTGAATTAATACACCTGGTTGATTATCACTATATGTACTAAATGTCTGCGTTTTTGATACTGGAATTGTTGTATCTCTCTTTACAAGTGCGGTCATAACACCACCAGCTGTTTCAAGACCAAGTGAAAGCGGCGTCTTATCAAGTAAAATCATATCCGCAATCTTACCCGTTGTATTTCCACTGAGAATTGCTCCTTGAACCGCAGCACCATATGCTACACACTCATCGGGATTTACAGACTTATTAAGAGTCTTTCCATTGAAGAAATTCTTAAGTTGCTCCTGAATACGTGGAATACGAGTTGTTCCACCCACTAATACAATCTCATGCACCTGATCTTTCGCAACACCTCCATTCTTAAGCACCGTTGTTACAGGTGTCATAATACGACTAAATACTTTCTGACAAAGTGCTTCAAATCTTGCTCTAGTAATAACATCCGAAAAATCAGTCCCTTCCGCAAGTGAATCAATCTCAATCATCGCCTGAGTTGAACTTGAAAGCGTCATCTTTGCACGCTCTGCTGCAGTACGAAGACGACGTCTTGCACGATCATTCCCTGAAATATCAATCCCCGTTTTAGTTCTAAATTGCTTAATTAAATAATCAGTTAATACCTCATCAAAATCCGCTCCACCAAGATGTGTATCCCCATCCGTCGTAATAACCTCACATACTCCATCACCATCAATTGATACAAGCGAAACATCATGAGTTCCACCTCCACAATCCACAATAAGAACATTCGTATCTGTCCCACCCTTGTTATTCGTATCTAAATGATACGCCATTGCAGCAGCAGTCGGCTCATTCACCATACGTAATACATTCAATCCAGCAACCTTACCCGCATCCTTTACAGCACTTCGTTGAGCATCTGTAAAACGAGCGGGACAAGTAATAACAGCATCAGTTACAGGGTGTCCTAGGAAATTCTCAGCAATTCTCTTCATCTCACCAATAACCATTGATGCAATCTCAATTGCTGAGAAAAACTTAGTTTCACCTTTGTACTGAACCTCAAAATATGGTGTGTTATTACGATTGATTACTTTATAAGGCATATTCTTAATCTCATTTTGAACCGCAGGATCATCATATGCAAGCCCAATAAAACGCTTCGCCTCATAAATTGTATTTGTTGGATTCCCCGCTGATTGTGTTTTCGCAGCTGTTCCAATCAATCTTTCAGTATTATTAAAAGCTACAACACTCGGTACTGTTCTTCCACCATTATCTGCAGCAATTACTTCAGGCTTACTAGTTCCAGGTTGAACTACTGCTACTACTGAGTTTGTTGTTCCGTAATCAATACCAATGCATACTTGATCTGTCATATTATTTTATATGATGTGAAATATCTTTATATCAAATATTTTATAAAAATAAATTATAATAATAGTTAATGAATTCTTTTTTAATATTACCTCATCAATTATTTGAAGATAAATATTTACCTGATCCAAAAAAATACAAGATCATTCTCTGGGAACACCCCCAATATTTCACTAAATATAAATATAATAAAAAACGTATCATCTTACACCGTGGATCTATGCAATATTACAAAGATTACTTGTCTAAATCAGGATTTAAAGTTCAATATATTGAATTCAATAAGAAATTCAGTGAAAAGAAATATGAGATGTTTGATCCAATTGATAAATTAAAATTATCTGGTGATCCAATTATTCATGAATCACCAAACTTCTTATTAACAAAAGATATTTATAAAGAATATAGAAAAAAAACTAAAAACCTCTTTTTTAATTCATTTTATATGTGGGGTAAGAAAAAGATCAACGTAATTCCCAATGTTAAATCACAGGATAAATTAAATCGTTTCAAATTACCTAAGGCGATAAAAATACCCCCCGTTTTAGATCATAGTAAAGATGAGATTAAATATATTAATGAAGCCGTAAAATATGTGGAAAAACATTTTAATAATCTGTATGGATCATGCGATGATTTTATATTCCCTATTTCACATAAATCCGCCACCAAATTCATTAAAGATTTCATTAAACATAAATTGAATAATTTTGGTAAATACCAAGACGCAATTGATAAAGAGAACTCCTTCTTATTCCACTCTATATTATCATCATCACTCAATATTGGACTTATACAACCTCTTGATCTATGTAAATATATTGTTGAAACGGGAACTGCAATGAATAATAAAGAGGGATTCATCCGACAACTTTTTTGGAGAGAATATCAAAGATTATGTTATATTTATGGATCTTATGGTAAGCAAAATTATTTTGGTAATAAGGGGAAAATTGGTAAGGATTGGTATTCTGGATCTCTTGGAATAGATCCTGTTGATGATACAATTAAAAAAGCATTTAAGAATGGATATATAAATCACATTGAACGATTAATGATAATGGGGAATTTCATGAATTTAATGAGAATAGATCCTAAAGAGGGATTCCGTTGGTTTATGGAATTCTCTTGTGATAGTTATGAATGGGTTATGCACCAAAATGTATATGATATGGCTTTCTTTGCAAATGAAAATCAATCAATGAGAAGACCATATCTATCTTCAAGTAATTATATTCTTAAAATGAGTAATTATGGAAACGGTGAATGGACTGAAAAATGGAATGATCTTTATGATAAATTCTTAAAAGATTGTAAAAAGAAGTTGTGGAAATATAGATATTATTTCCGCGGGTTGAAAGATATATAAATATAAATTATAATAATAATTATAATAATGAATACTATTAAAGATATTGTTGAAAATATTCATTCTTTAAGAGAAGAAAAAAAAACAGTATTAAACACATTACATAAAATCAATGCCCAAATACTTGAACTAGAAATTTTATTAAATAAAAAATGCTCACATAAATGGATTCGTGATAGAAATGATTTTAATTATTATGAAAAAACATATATTTGTTCAGAATGTGGTTCTGAAAAAATATTATAAATTTTCTCCTGATATTATAATGAAAATAACAACATTTGAATTAATGTTTTTCATAATAATATTCTTATTACTCATCATTATCAGTCATATCGGTGTTCAAACAGAAGCATTCAATAATGATATGCAAGAAGCCGAAGATTATGATCAAAGACACTTCCTTAAATACGATAATGAACCTATGTTAGTACCTTGGAAAGGTGAATATTGTGAAAACCAAGGTTTAATGAAAGCAATGCCACCAACAATGTGTTGTATTGGTGGAAAATGCAACTATTTCAGAAATTGCCGTTGCGAAGATCAATTAGGTAGATGTGTTGAATGTTATCCCGAAGTAACTCTGGATGAGATCTCTTAATCATCAACATTATTATAATTCACTCTGGAATTAGAATTATTTAATAAACTTTTTTCATAATTATTCATATATTTTTCTTCTAAATTTTGTCTTTGTTTAATAATTTTAGTTAAGTTTTTAATTGAATCCTCAATTTTGGTCATTAAATTATTATAATTTGTTTGTGATAAATGTGTAGAAAGTAATGAGTTTTTCATTCTATTTTGAATATTTTCATATTCATTAACATAAACATGAAGATGATTTGATAATAATTTATTTATTTTAATATTTGATATATTATTTTTATTAAAATTCTGTTCAATATTTTCTTCAAGAATTGTTAATAATGTATCATAATATTCATAAATATTATGATTTTTAAATAATTTATTTAACACACTTTTATATTTATTTGATAATTTTGGTAAATTTGATTCATTTCTTTTACTTTCTTCTGCCATATCTACTATATTACCCTATTTTTTCTATCATGGATTCAATATTATTTTTAATACTTTTTGTAAAACTCTTTTCATAATTCTTTCCTTTATGTTTAGCGATTGTTAGTATATCTCTTAACATTGTATCTAAATCTATTTTATATTTAATTACAAGACTTGCTACTTTTTCTAAGTCTTTTTCTTCAAAAAGATAATAAGTAATATATTCAATAATTGTTAATGTCTCACTATCAGTAAGCATAAGATTTTCTGCTAATTTATCTATTCTTCTAATGTTATTAAGAATTTGTTGATCAAGTGAAAATAATTTACTTTTATTTACAAAAATATTATTTGTTGTTTTTGATTTATTACCACAATTCTTAATGATATTATGAGTGGAAACAATATTATAATATGAATAAATATCCGATACATCTGTAATTGAACTTGGTCCAAACTCCTGGTAATATTTGGCGGATTTTGACATACACTCACTTATTTTCAATATACTTTTGAATTTATTCGCTTTTTTTGTTGCTATTCTTTTATACACTGTTTTTGGATAATTTTCATATAATATATCGGGGATTAATAATGGATCCGTGTAAAAATATTCTATCTGTTTTCCTATCTCCAATTTATCATTGAATAATATCTCTTTTAAAATAAAATTAATATTATGATCTTCATTTGTATATCCAATTTTATCCATAAATTCAATGAATTTTTCCTCGGTATTTATCTCTTCAATTTCATGAATATTTTTATAATATTCAAGTAAATCAATCAAATTTTTATAATTTCTTGTTTTCTGAATTAATAATTCAATATAAGGCTCAATTGATTTAATATTCTTCTTATTTATAATATCAATAATTAATGATCTTATTTGTGTTTCACTCGGATTACTCAACTCTATATGATCAACATAATTCATGAATTTCTTCATTCCTTTGTAATCAAGACCTGATGATGTAAGAATAATCGGGTTTTTTATACCATTTTCATTTGCTGTAATAAGCAATTTTATTAACTCATTTGATAAACCTTTAATATTAGATGAAAAAAATAGATCAATGTCCTCAATAATAACCGCTATTTTTTCATTAAATATTTTACAATAATTTTTGATGATCAAATTATTTAAACACGTCTTTAACATATCTATATTCTTAAATGATGACGCATCAAAACTCTTTATTGTATATCCATATTTATTTAATATTGAATTCGCAATTGTTGTTTTACCAGATCCGGGAATACCTGTTAAAAAAAGACATACATTTTTAAGATTCTTGATCCAAGATAAGATATATTTTTTTTCGGAATCTTTAATTTTAAGATCTTTAAAATCTGTTTGTTGAAATTCATATGACCACATATTATTTTATAATAAATTATCTTTATTATGAAATACTTATCTTTTTGAAATACTTATTTAACAATACTTATCTATGCCATCCCATCCAGCATTCCCAAGTTTATGTCCATTCTTATCTACTGGGCCACACTTTCTTATCCAATTACATCTTGATCTTAATACATTATCCATCTCATTTCCAGGTCCTTTAGGGAAACTATTGATATGTTCAAAAGATGCTTCCTTATCATTTATACTCTGATTATAACAAGTAGAGTTCTCAGGAACACTTACATTATATATGTTTTTACATACTCCATTTTGATATAACCAATAATCTGGACAGTTTTGACCAACATTTTGCATATACTGTCTTGTTGGATACATTTTAGTTGTTTTATCATTATCGTGTTTAATATATCTCATAACCATATACATAATTACAAGTGTAAGAATAATTGCACCAATAATCGCTAATGCCTGAACTAACATATTATAATAATAATAAAGATAATCTTTCACAATTATAATAAATGAATGATCTTAGAAATTATCAAAAAGCATCTGATACCATTCAAGAATTCTATAAAACAAATAGATCAAAACAAACCATATCTTATGTTAAATCAATGATCTCTAAATATTGCTCTATATTCTCCACAAAAATGCATATATGGAATATTGCTGAACACCTTAATCACTTAGTTGATATTTCAGATCCTGATCTTACACTCCCTAATATTATACACGCATTTCAAAGCGCGGAATATGCAAAGGAATGTGGAGAACCAGACTGGATGATCTTTACATGTTTTATACACGACTTCGGTAAAATTATGTATTTACATGAAGATTCGGAAAATGGTATTAGTAGCAAAGAACAATGGGGAATCGTGGGTGATACTTTTATTATTGGGGCTGAATTACCGGATACACTTATTTATTCCGAATTTAATGAGTTGAATCCAGATAAAGATATTAGATTGTATGAGGATGGATGTGGAATTGATGAATGTATTGTTTCATTTGGACATGATGAATATTTATGGAGAGTTTTTAAGAATATAGATCATAAGTTGCCAGATGAAGCTCTTTATATTATACGATATCATTCATTGTATGCTTTACATAAAGATGGATTTTATTCGGAGTTAATGAATGATTATGATAGAAAGATGTTGCCTTATTTGAGGCGATTTAATAAGTATGATCTATATTCTAAGTGTGATAAGGAGTATGATTTAGATAATATGAAAAAATATTATGTAGATCTTGCTAAGAAATTTGGTTGTGAATATATGTGGGTTCTTTAATCTTGAATAAATTTACATTCCTTTTGGAGGATTATATGATCCATGCCATCCAATTATAATTTTTCCATCATCATTTATCCATATCTTTTCATTTTGTTTTATTTGAATAATTCCACCCATGTATTCAATTATATAATTATTTTTAGCAATGGATTCTTTACCATTAATATGTGTTCCGATTATAATCGTTCCTTTGTCTTTAGATCCAAATTTTATATTTTTAATTATATTTTCAGGACCAATTATTGAAATATAATACCGTTCAGTTTTTTTTTTAATATCATTTTCTATCCATTTTGATAATAACATCACAGAATCAATTTTTGTTTTTGATATTAAATACATTATTTTTCTATACATAAATTTATAATCTTTGTTTTTTGCCTTATAATATGCGTCTAATATATATTTTGGCACTTTATCACATTTTTTTTGACCAATTTTACGTCTTAAAATTATCATTGTATATATGTATATAAATAATAAATTAACTTTATATAAAACAATTATAAATAATTATTCTTCATTAAATCCTTTATTTTATTTAAAATAGGCTTCATTTTATCTTGTACCTGAAACATAGCTCTTGAATATAACATCTTGTCTAACTCCTTGTATGCATCCCGTAAATAATCATAATCACAAACTTTAATATTTAAATCCTTATATTTTACTGTATTTATTTTATAAGGATTTTGATCACGAAATTCAACTTCAATAATATATTTTTTACAATAATATGTGCAATTATATTTTGATTTATATACCATCATATTTAACTTCTATATAATTTAAAATAACATTTATTTCAAATTATTTTTATGTTTTTTATTTATAAATAAATTTAAGAATTATTTAATAAAATATATTTATAATATTTTTTTTTTAAAACTCCATTTTCTAATATACAATCTTTATTATCCATATTACCACTATTTTCATAATTGTAATATTTAACTTTAAACCCTGCATTTTTACCTGCTTTTACATAACAAATACATGCTGGGATACCATTTCCAATAATTGATGCATTATTTATTGTCATCTTTGTCACACCATTTTTTTTTAAATTATTATATAAAAATGTTAAAAGAGGTCTACATAAACTTTTACCTCTTGCTTCATCAATTATTTCTATATGTGAAATTTCAGCTTTATCTTCAATAACATTTGCGACAGAAATACCAATCCATTTATTATCTTTATAAGCGATTGCAATATTATTAATATCAGAATCAAGTGAAAATAAATCAATCATATCATTTAATCCAATAATATTATTTATAATTGAGTTATATCTATTTATAATAGAAAAATATAAAAGATTAACCTCAAGTCCTTTTGAAGTTATAATTTTTATGTTATTATTATGTGCCATATAATATTTAATTAGATATTATATAATTTTTATTAATTATTTTTAATTAGTTTTTTTATTAATTTTTTAATTTTATTAACATCTTTTTTTATTTTTTGACTTTTTTCAAATATTTCATATGTAAATAATAATTTCTTAAGATCATTATAAGACTCTTTTATTATAGTTTTATTTTTTATATCAATATCTTTTGAATCTCTATATTTTATATTAGATATTTTATATGGATAATGATCTCTAAATTGCACTTCAATAATATATTTTGAACAATAATATATACAATTATATCTTATATTCATTTAGTTATTATATCTTATAGATTATATGTATATATCTAAAAAGTAGTTGTTACAGATCTAAGAGTCTTAGTACCCGCACTTGAAACATTCTTTGGTAATTCAATCTCCTGCGGTAATCTATTTAATCCATCTAAATACACTAAATGTTGTTCTACTTCTGTTAATATCTTTGGCCAGCACCAATCAACAACCATTTGATCTAATTCCTGAACTTGTTCTCCAATATTACACTGTAAATTTTTACTAAATTGTAAATAAATTGCTCTCATAATAATCTCTAATTCAATATAGGATTGTTCTCCAATTACATGTCTTTTTCCTGATTTAAGCCATACATGATGGCGGATCATGTTTTGTACGCGCTTCATGTTTGCATTACTAAAATATACCTGACTTAAAGGTGATTTCTCCTGAATATTTGTAAGTGCAATGTTTTTAAATGTATCACTATCATTGTTATTCTCGGTGAAAAGTTCATATGGTTTTGTTTGTGAATATGCATCAATCACACGACCATTATTGGGGATTTGTTTCATATTTTGTGAAAACATAATATTCGCTGGAATACTCATTAGTCTCTTAATAATAACTGTGATAAATTTTTTATAAAGAATTAGCGAAACCCTGTTATAATTGGTCGCCCTCTTTTACTATCATACTGTGTCTCCTTTAATACATCAATCTTTTCAACTATTTCTAATGTCATATTATGATAATTTCTCCCAAAATCCAAGATCTTCCCATCCTTATCAATAAATAATATCTCTAATTCATCTAATTTATCAATTGTATTATTAATAAATTCCTTGTTCCCACCAATAAATTCACTCCCATTATCTGTGAATAATATCTTTGCAAATAGATCACTGATATTATTTACGTATTTCGCAGATGAATCCTGTGCCTCACTTGATCTATTAAACCCAGCCTTAATTATTGAATTTCCTATTGCTGAACTCTCCTTACTTGGTATCGTTAATTTAAGAAACATATAATCATCCCCAATAAATGTACCTGGAACACCATTCCTTAAAGTCTTGTTAATATTCTGTGATGTATGATATGTTATTTGATTACTCCTATGCACAGCAAAAACATTATCAAATGAATCCTTATTTGGACCCCATCCAAGCATTCTTAATACTGATTCCGGATTATTTATAAGATGAAGTGGATATCCCCTTCCAACCATTGGTAATGGTTGATCTTCATATACAATCATAGGAAGTGTTCCTTCAGTTGAGCCTAAATTATTATTCCAATAATCAAGTAAATACTTTTGTCCTCTTTGTTCGGAATGTGTTGGGTGTATTTCATTAAACACATCATTCTGAAATGCAATTACTTTCATTCTATAACGTCTGTAATCCTTCCCACCACTTATTAACTTAACATTATCAACATATTCAAAATAATAATCAGCAGGTTCAGTTCCAACACCATCCCAATAATTATATTCTACATAATTAAGTAGATCAAAAGAAATACCACCAATACCAGGTAAATCCGTCCATATTATGGGAAGAACATCCGAAACAGTATCATGAAAATCATTATTCGGACTACTTAAAACAAAATAAACATACTCATCAATGTTTGTATCTGGTAGTGAAGTATTAAATGAAAGATTTCCTATATAATCATCATCTGTCGTCATTGCAGTATATACAAGCATTGGATTCACTCTTTCAAGTCTATTTACAATGATAGTACTTGTTTGATCTGCACTTAATCTGAAGGTCATTTGGTGATTTTTCCCTACATTATATTGTTCTTGATCATTGTGTGCAATAGTATTTACTTTTCTTTCTAATTCTGTTAAATAATCAGGTATAAAATACGGTCCATCAGACATAGTAACAGAATGTGTGATTGTTGTGGTAGGGACTGAATAATTTCCATCAATGATGATTGACCAGGAGGGATCAGATATATTATCTGAAATAGGGTAAGACCATTGGAATGTATTAGGATAGAATGGGTTAGGAATATCAATTTGTTTGAGTGATATGGAAACAACATTTTCGAATTTTTCCCTTAAGAATATTTTATAATCATTATTTGATGTTTGTGGGATACATTGTACATTATTTGTAATAGGATAATTATTTATTATTGTTCCATCATCATATGATGAACAATTATTTAGGATAAGAGCATTATCAGGTGTGGTTTTACCAATTCCCTCACGACTATCTATTGATACATATGTTTTCTTATATTTACTATAACGATCTTCACTAAGATCTCCAATCTCATTGCTAAGAACAGGAAATGTAGTTTTATCATTTGTAGGAGGCCATGATCTTATCTGTTGTTTGGATCTATTAATATGTGCGTTTTGATAGACATTATTTTGTAGAAAGTTTCGGGTTTGATTTGGGTTTTGTCTAGTTGGTATATTTTTATATGTATTATTTGCTAATTGTTTTTCAGAAATTTTCTGATTAGAAATAAATTTATTTGTACTTAAAAGATCAGCTGGATCAATCATATTTATATTCTTACAATTTTATTTTTATCATATATTATTATAATGGAAAGTGTATTTAATAAAAATATGGTTAAACCAACCAAACCACAAACAAATATTATAATGTATATCTTATACGCTATCGTAATTATACTTCTCTTACTATTTATTGTTTTAATCGCAAATTATTACATATCTGATTGCACCGAATATAAATCCTTTAGTGGATATCTTACTGATCTTAGCTTTAACCCCTGCACAAATGCATCAGATCAATCCTTTGAAGAACGTAAAGCAGAAGATGAAGAAGAAGTATTCCACATTGCTAACCAAGATTATACATATGAACAAGCTAAATGCAAATGTGCAGCATACGGCGCTAAATTAGCAACTAAAGAAGATGTAATTGATGCTTATAATAAAGGCGCTGATTGGTGCTCTTATGGTTGGACTCATGGACAAACAGCCTATTATCCTACACAAAAATGTACATGGGATAAATTACAACGAGGACCGCGTAAATGGAGAAATAGTTGTGGAGATCCGGGTGTAAATGGAGGTTATTTTGCTGATCCTTTTATTAGATTTGGTGTGAATTGTTATGGAGTGAAACCAGAGGGGAGATTAGTTAAGGAGAAGAGGCCTGAATGTAAGGGTAAAGATTTCTGTCAGAGAAGAGAAAATAGAAGAAGTAGAGAGCGTCTTGATACAGATCAGATAGCACCTTTTAATTATAATGAATATAGTAAATATTAAATGATTTTTATAAATATTTTATATTCAAAAAAATATAAAATATTAAAAAAAATAGTTAATCATTAATTATCTATTAAAGACTTCGTCTTTAATGATTAATGATGTCATAAAAAAGACGTCGTCTTTTTTATAGTTAATCATTAATCACCTTTGGTGATTAATGATGTCCGCATTTGGTTCCATGAGTGGTCTTATGCTTGCATCTCTTACCTTCGGTGGTAATGGCGGTGCATCTGGTAGCTTTATGTGCTGGGGCACGTCTTTTAGCGGGTGATTTGCTTCTTTTAGCGGGTGATTTGCGTCTTTTAGCGGGCGATTTAGATCTTTTAGCGGGGCTACGTCTTTTGGGTTTTCCTGCGGATTGGTTCATTATAATATATACTTATATAAAAATTAAAAATGAATAAAATTATACATAAAAATAATATTTCAATATAAGTATAGAAAAATGTCTGAACCTTTATTAGCTCCACAAAAAAATAGATTTGTTTTATTTCCAATTAAATATGATGAAATATGGAGACAGTATAAAAGACAGATTTCTTGTTTTTGGACTGTAGAGGAGGTATCATTAGCGACTGATAAAGTTCATTGGGAGAAACTATCTTCTAATGAGCAAAAATTAATTAAATATGTACTTGCATTCTTTGCAGGGAGTGATGGTATTGTTCTTGAAAATTTACTTGAGCGATTTACTACGGAAATTGAGATTCCTGAGGTTCGTTGTTTTTATGGATTTCAGGCAGCAATGGAAAATATTCACAGTGAAATGTATTCTTTACTAATTGATACATACATTACAGATCCATCTGAAAAAGAAACGCTTTTTAATGCTATTGAAGATATTCCAGTTGTTAAAAAGAAAGCAGAATGGGCACTTAAATGGATTGGTGATAAAGAAGCATCTTATGCAAAGAGATTAATTGCTTTCGCAGTTGTTGAGGGTATCTTTTTCTCTGGATCATTTTGTGCTATTTTCTGGCTTAAAGAGAGAGGCTTAATGCCTGGTTTAACATTCAGTAATGAATTAATTAGTAGAGACGAGGGATTTCACACTGAATTTGCAACATTACTTTATTCAATGATCCAACATCGTTTATCTCAGGATGAGGTTTTTGAACTATTTGAAGAAGCTGTGGAAATTGAGAAGGAATTTATTATTGATGCGGTTCCTTGTAGTTTAATTGGAATGAATTCTCGTTTAATGTCTCAATATATTGAGTTTTGTGCGGATCGTTTATTAGTTCAACTTGGTTATGAAAAACGATGGAATTCAACAAATCCCTTTGATTTTATGGAACTTATTTCAATGAGAACAAAAACGAATTTCTTTGAGAAGAAGGTTGCGGAGTATGTGAAGAGTGGGGTAGGTAAAACTGAAAAGGATAATGAGTTTTCAATTAGTGATGATTTCTAAAAAATTGATTTAAAAATTTATAAATTACAAAATAAGATTCAAAGATGTTTAAGTTTGCACATAAAATATCTTCTTACGGAGATGAGTCGCGAATTGATTTTAATTTGAGTAAAAGAAAGCTGAATTGTCGATTTAAATATAAGGTTCTATATTGCGGAGAATATGAATCATATGTTTTTGGTATAAATAAAATATATTCTTGTAAATCTGATTATGTGAAATATTGGTATTTGTATAATTTTTTTATTGTAAATAGTAATGTATTTCATGAAAGATGTATGTATAATAGCGATCTCTATTTTTATAGAGATGATAATTTATGTTATCTAAGAGATGATATCAAAAAACCTGTTCCTAT